AATATCTCATAAAATTACCTCCTTGTATCTCAATAACCGTGCTTTTTGTTTTTTCAGCACCGAGGACCGAGAGCCGTGGTGCTTGTCACCTTAACCCAAGACCCACCTGACAAAAAAAATTTTCGCTAGATAATTAACATAACTAACTAATACCACGATTCACGGATCTATTAGTGGTATTTGTACAACAGTTTGACAACTACATGTTGTTATTATACAACAGAGTTAAGCAAAAATTTCATTTTTGCCTCTTTGTTAGTTAGTCTAGGCTGCTTTCTTTTTTATTTTATTGTTTTCAGGAGTGGCCTAGATTTAAGTTGAATTTCACAAATATATGGTTATATTAAATACATGTTTCATAGTAATATGAATCCTTTCTTACTGAGGGGTGGTGATTGCTCCCTGCCCTTCAGTATTAACGTCCTTTTTAGTTTGAAGTATTTTTATCCACCATGACTTAGGTTGGCATTCTAATGAGATGTTTCTAGATCATTAAGAAATTTATCTACAAACACATTATCTGCGTCCATAATTTGCCTGCGTTTATTTTCAATATTTCTTCTAAGTTCTTTTCTAATATTAATATCTTCTTCATCTTTCAATCTTAAAAATAATTTATGATATTCGTACCATAAAAAATGTTTTCTTTTAAATTTGATTAATCCTTCTCTTAAAGCTTTTAAATACCGGTATCGAACATTATCTGGTTCCCAACCTGCCCACCAACAAATCTGTTCAAAATCTTTAGAACCACTTATCCAGAAATGTGCATCACATTTATTTAAACTACTTTTTCTATCGCCTGCTAAAATTCTTACATCTTCAAAGGCATTAAGTATTACATGTCTCCAAAGCTTTTGTTCATTACATACATGAGTCTCAGATATAATATCGGTGGCTATATTAGTGCCCATAAGTTTTAATAAGTCTAGCGAGTAAATCACGATAATGGCCTTTCGAATTTTTAAAATTTAAACGATTGGCGACTTCGTAATGATTATGGACATCATCAATCAACGTTGTGATGGCAGCACCCTCCAAGTTTTCTTCTTGGATATGTTCTTTAATATCCTTGAAGTCTTGGGTCATTTCTTTTTTAGTATAGTTATCCATTCTCATACTTTAACATCTTCTCTTCGATATGAGTTGAAATCGATAACATTAGACTTATTGTTTTTTATTTTAACTATTACTTTTCTTGTTTTTCCTTTTGTTTCTTTGTGATGAATACTATAAATGTCGTTGGTATCATGTAGGAATTGTGGTCCCATTTCGGTATAACCAAACTGAACTCCATTTAACATTGCAAATATAGTAGATTGAAAGAGCTTAAATTGAGACGGAGTGAGCTTCTCTGCTGCTATAACAGAAAGCTTAGTTAGATCAGTGATACCACCCTTTTTCTTTGCCATGTATAAAATCCCACGCTATTTTAAATAACATTACTTGTTCTGATTCTGATTTGTGTCCGTGAAACGTGGTTCCTGATCCGTTGCAAATTATACAAGTGACTACCGACTTAGAACATGGAGCAATGATATAACCTTGGCCATGACAATCCGAACATCTCTTGTGGTTGCTATTTATACTCATATTAAAAAATTTTTATTAACGCAAGTATTAATTGTAGTGATTATTTATCATGGGATCAATGCCTAGGGTTAGTGACCCACGACAAAATATTATTCATTAGGTGATTCGTTGTTCCAGAGTCTTAACAAAAATATTATGAAACCAAAAATTAAAGCAATAATGAGAACATTTAATAAGAAAATCATTTACCTATTCATGATAATTAAAATTAATTACTATTCTTTGATTACTATCTGTGCTTGTGCTACTAGAATGATATAACTTCGAATCAAAAATAACTATTCTATTTTCTTTACAATCTACAGGATCTTTATCTTTAAAATAAGTTTTTCCATTAGTTGTTGACATATAAAATATTGCAGTCTTAGTATTGTCGTAGTCTATATGATAACCA